TGATAGCAAGGAATGCTGCTTCATTAATACCATTGGCTTCTGCATAGGCAGATATCTGTGCAACATAACCAAAGGGATCGTCCTCTGCTAACTTGTTATACTTGAACTTGTCGAAGCCAATACCACTAGCAGACTTACAATCCACAACGACGCCATCAATAATACAATCTTGATGTCCGGTAACACCTTCTACCTCCACTTCTTTCTGTTGGTCTTTGACTTCGTGTCCTGATATCGTAGAACATAAAAGTAAAAGCTCCTCAAGAATATAACCATACAGAAACTTGATACGTGTGGCTGGTGTTAGGTCAGCCTGATCAAGCGGCTTGTTGACATCGTACCAGATGCGGCGGTCTGGCTTGCCAATAGCGGAGAGCCTGAGATTACCACGATCTTTGGGCGTGTCATACAAGAAATCTTTAATGTGAACCTTTAGCATTTCACCAAAGGTATCTATGTGTTTGTCTACTTCACTCTCGTCCATATCTATAGGATCAAGCGTAAACAGACTATATATATCTTCAACGAGAGTGTCTATTGTTTTCATAATAAAAAAGAGGGAGGAAGCTGACTCAGAATGTTACTCCCCCCCTCTTCCTTTCTCTGTTATTTAAAAGGGAATAGATTCCGATGCAGCTTCTTGCACGTATCCACCTTCGACAGGAGCAAAGTCTTCCCTGCTGTCAGCGTACTCAATGAAGTCCACAACCTGTACCGCTGCAAGATCAGCAGAGATACCAGACTTACCAGCATAGCTCCACTCGTAAGGAATAGCCTTTACATTTACTTTACTACCATTGGCTACCAGCTTACCATTCCACAGATTATTCTGTGAGTCTTTTACAATGGGCGCTGCACGTTGCGTACCATCCTTACGCAATACCTTTCGCTTGATGGTTACAAAGTCACCACGATCATCACCCTTGTTGGCGATGGGCAGACCTGCGCTTTCAATGACTGAGCGATTGTCATCGTCCACCTCTACCTGAATGCTCCACACCGGATCGAACTTGGTGTTCGGCTCAGTGATAGAAGCGTAGTGGCACTTACCAGTAATGTAAATAGGATCGTTCATTTCTTTCTCCTTTTAAATACCGCACCATTGCGGCCATGAATGGGGATCATTCCCCGTAAGTTGCCCATAACTAACTAAGCAACGAGTGCATTATAGCACACCTCTTATCTGGAAGTCAACACTTTTTTTCATGTTTCTCCAAATAACTTACAGCATTTCGTAGAAGATTAACATCATCGTTAAAGTTCCCTAATGCTGAATTACATTTGTTACATAAGTAATCTCGTACAGTCATCGTATCATGATCATGATCCAGAACAAAAGTCTGAGGCACAGTTGCCAGAGGGTTTAGTTTTTCAGTAAGTTGCTCTAGTGTTCTCTCACATATAGGACAGGTGTGTCCTTCTGGAACAGACATAACCTTTTTCATTTCGTTTAGAAACTTTTGGTGAGGCTGCTTACAAGCTTTGCAAAAGTTTTTATACATAATCGTTCCATCTTTTCTGTAGGCAACATGTTGAAAAGAACTTAACGGTTTTTCTAAATTACATTGATGACATACTTTAGTACCTTTTGAAGTATCAATAGAGTGTTCTACTTTAAATAGGTCTAACTGATCTATCATTAATGTGTCTCCGCCCAATTATTTCCAACCTTGTGGTCACAGTCTAAGTCACACCTAAACTTAAATACTTTCTGTGTTTGATACATAGCCTCCTTAGTTATCTTAGTAAACCTGTTTATGTCTGGCTTCGCTACTTCAAACTGATACTCATCATGTACAGATGCTACAAGCTTTGCATCTAGTCCAGACTTCCTTACCCGTTTGTCTATCTCCACAAGCCATTGCTTACAGACAATAGCACCAGCACCTTGAAGCAATGTGTTAAGTGCTGCATGTTCTGACCTAATCATAAGACGCCTACCATCAAGGCCGGGTATGCTACCCTGCTGTGCTGCCTCTTGTATATTAGATCGTAGTGTGCGTAGTGCTGGCATGTTGGCAAGAAACTTAGAGATCAGCTTCTGCCCCTTGCCGGGGCCACCGCCCACTATCTTACCGATCTTTGCTGGACCAGCACCATAAAGGAAAGCATAGATAAAAGTCTTTGCCTGATCTCTGTTGGACAGCCCTGCTGCACGTTGGTTAGCGGTATGAACATCACCCGTAAGAACCTCGTTAGTGAAGTCAGCGTTGTTCATGTAGTGTGCCAGACATCTAAGCTCAAGACCGCTGGCATCTGTACCAACAAGCTGATGGGTATCAGGATTAGAGATGGTCCATAACTCACGGCACTCTTTTCCATAGGGGCTGTACACGGCGGGAACCTGTGCCATGTTAGGGCTGTGGTGTGCCATGCGTCCTGTAATAGTCTTGAGTGTTAGCACCCTGCCACGAACACGCATGTCTTCTCCACACTCTTTGATCCATGCCTTGAGAAGCCCTGTTCTTTTCTGTAGCAGAAAGTACCTGCTAAACATCTGCGCTTCTGGCATATCAATCTTAGACAAGACATCCTCGTTGACAATGACATTGCCTTTATCTGTTAGTTTGTCTGGCTCCCAACCACGCTGCATCAGACGGTCAGCTATCTGCTTACGACTAGCAATGTTAAATGGTATCTCTTTAGTCTTTGTCTTTAACTCTACAATCGTAGGCTCAAACTTTTCTTCTGCGTTTCGCTCAAGCTCATGCTGCTCGTCCTCAAGTTTGGCAAGCAGTAGCTGTGCTTTCATAAGATCAAATGCAAAGCCGTTGTTCTGCTGCTTGTCGATTATGATGCGAATGTTTCGCTCAAGATCATAGCATTGATTAGAAAACTTTTTCTTTTCTTTTTCTAAGTTCTGTGCAAGTTTTCGTGTCAACTCTACATCACGCTGACAGTACTCCAACATGAGGGGAGAGAACTCACTGAAGTCATGGAAGTCAAGCTTCGCAAAGCCAAGCCTTTCGCCCCACGACTCCAGTGAGTGACCACCCTCTCGCACCGGATTGAATAGCTGCGACTCAAGCAGCGTGTCTCTAACTTGCGGTGGTGTAATAGTTGAGCCAGTGAATTTGTTTAACAGCGGTGCGTCAAAGCTAATACCATTATGCATAATAAACTGGTCAATCTTTTTAGACCACTCGCCAAACTCTCTACACTCATCACCTACCCATTTACGCACCTCACCTGTTTCATATTGTTGTGCTACTATGCAGTGTATTTTCTTTGCATCAATAGCGTCAGTCTCTATGTCCACCACTGCTTTCATTTTTCATATCCACTAAGTATGCATCTGACATTGGAATGTGAAAGAATTGTTCGCCCTTTCTAATGTTACGGTTGGATGCTTCTTTAACTTCTGAGTTCAGCACAGTGTCGCCATCAATGAACCATGCCTGTGTGCAGTCGTTACGGAAGACCACAAATGTGAGGAGGTCATTATCGCATTCTTTCTTCCATTTGTCAAGCAATCTTTTCTTTCTATGTGGTATTCGTATTTCTTTCCACGAGTCAGGCCACGGTGTTCGCCAAGAATACTTTACCTCTACCTCGTACAGATGTCGGGGTAGATCAGGAGATACGGTGCTGACAATATCAAAGTAGGTTGTCTCATTAGTATCTATATTATGATGGTCATTTTGTTTTAACCACGCAACCATAGCATCCTTCGCAGCCTTATCAGCTACATCATACAATGCTTTGTCAAATGTTTTCCTAACCGTCATCTTCTTCCTCCATGAATGGGTTGTCTACCTGCGTCATCCTACCGGTGTTGGAGTCGTAATGCAAGTAGCAAGCAACGCCTGTCTCACCAGTGTACCTGTTCTTGAGAATGCGAACCGTGGTAGTGTTTGCCTCTACCTCATCCTCTGCCTGTTGGTTACGCTCCAGAGCAAGCACAGCATCAGATAGATGTGCAATGGATGCAGACCCACGTAGATGTGACAGAGTAATCTCACGGCCATCCTCATGCCCACGATCACCAGCGGGGCGACGTAGGTGTGATACAAGAAGCAAACCAATCTGCGTCTCCTCAACTAGAGAGCGTAGCTTGGTCATGAGAATGTCGATAGACTTACGTTCATCGCCGTTGTCTTCCTGACCTGATACAAGGATAGAAAGGTGGTCAAGAATAATCCACTTGGTGTTGAGAGCCTTTGCCATGTACCGTACACGGTTTAGAATCTCATCGTTGTCCATGCTGCCAAAGTGATCGAACACATAGAACCTGCCGCTACCAAGCGTCTTCTCTTGCCAATCATCAAGCTGCTCTTGCGTGTACTGGTCACGAATCTCCTTGATATATAACCTTGCGTTAGCCTCCACACTCATCAGGTTGAATGCGGTCTGCTTGGTGTTCTCCTCCATAGCAAGGACGCCAATGTTCTCCTCAGTATTGTGCATCAGGTGATACATTAACTCACGCATGATACTGGACTTGCCCATGCCAGCGCCAGAGGTGAACGTGATAAGCTCTCCGGTACGCATACCATACGTCTTCTCGTTCAGCTTCGGCCACGGATACGGACAGGTCTGGTTGTGTGTCTCTTCGTACAGGCTGCGGCCAAGATCAGCAAGGTTAATAATACCTGCTGGTGTGTAGGTCTGTGCGTTCCACCATGTCTGCACGAACTTCTCACGCTGACCGATCTTCAGATACTCGTTAGCATCCTTGAGTTCAAGGTTCATGATCTTACACTTGTTAGGCTCAAACAGTTTTGCCACAGCCTGTTGTGCATCTTTGCCTTGCTGGTCGTTGTCGAAGCACAGAACAATCGTGTCGAACTTATTGAGGTAGTCCAGCGCCTGACGGCAGTTCTTCAGCGCAGACTGTGCGCCATTCTTGATAGATACCACCGGCCACTTTGATCCAAGAAGTTGGTATGCACTCATGGCATCAAGCTCACCCTCGCATACGGTAATGAACTTACCTGACTGACCGAAAATGTTCTGACCAAACAGCCCCGCCTCTGAGAGATTGCCCTCCGACCAGAACTGCTTGTCGCTGGTGCGCCGGAACTTTGTGCCAATGTGGTTGCTGTCCTTGTCGTAATACTTGTACATGTGTTCAGTGACCATGTTGCCATCCTTGACAACCGAGACACCATAACGCTTACAAGTTTCTGCCGTGATCTTACGATCAGGAATATCAGAAACAATAAAGTTCTTGGGTTGCTGGTTCATGTTCACGATCTTTTTTGGTGCGGGTGTGTGTTGCATTCGGTTTCCATTCTTGTAAGGTTTGGCTTCGTCGCAGCTAAAACATTTCGTACCCCAATCGTAGTACGCCAGTGCGTCAGACGATCCGCAGTCGGGACAGGGTTGGTGTGTTTTGTTTTCCATAAACTTCTCCAAATTAATTGAGCCTTAGTAGTTTCGTAGAAACTTCACTACTAAGACTCAATTAAGTTTACCATTTACCTTTGCTGTGTTTGTGTAGTTCAGAAGATATCTCTTTTCGTTGTGCAGCTAACTCCTTTTCTAGTGATATTAATGTTTCAATCTGGTCAACTCTTTCGAGGCTACGCCATGCTGCTTTGAAAGATGTCTCCATCTTGCCTCGTGTCTTTGGTTTGTATACTTCAATAAGAACTTCCATTTCTTTATCCTTTTTGGATTGCATAAACTCCTCGTGCAGGTCGGTGGGTAAGATGCTGAACGAGGTTGGTTCTGTTTCGTAGTTCGTCCTCCGCTTCTTTTTTCGTGCGAAAATTCTGAACAACCACATTACCAAACTCCTTCTTTAATACTAGCTTCCACATAACGCACTCCATGATACAGGAAAAAGTTTATTCATATGAGCATCAATGTTCTTTGCAATCTCCCTTGTCTCTAGCTGTGCGTCTTTAGCGTTGCGTAGCTTAACAACTCTAGCGAAAGCCATAAGTGTACCAGACCAGTACCATTCTGTCAAGAGACTTTGTGGTAGTATCGCTCTGGCTTGCTCGGCACAGACGCCCGTATCTATCATTGCTTTGTAGGCATCAGCGCAGTGACGTTCTGCATCAGCAAACATATGATCCATCACAGACTGTGACGCCACTTTCTTTCTGAGCGAACCCTGCTTGATATCATCAGATGCTTGTCGCCAGTAGTCGGGCTTCCAGAACTCTGGCTCTGTCTTAATGTAGCGACGGCTGACCTCGTTCCAGACCAGACCTACCTGATGCTTCATCAACTGACGTGCCACAAAGACAGGAGCTTTGATCCTGAACTGTGCAGAGGCATGACCAAAAGGTGTCCAATGATTATGCTTCGCTAGATACCGTATCAGTTTGGCATCTCCATCTGAGAGTTCTTTACTCTCTTTATTGAAGCTAACTCTTGCTGCGTTGACCACAGATAGATCATTACCCATGTGATCAATAAGTTCAACTGTCATCGAAGCTCTCTTCCCACAGGTCGTGAACAAAAGAAACCTTATCCTCCATGATGTTATCAGCTTCTTTCTTGGCTAGTTTCTGAGCCTCTTTATATTCATACCCATCCTCTACGTACTCTCTGATAAGGTCACGAACTAATCCGCTGCGCTCTTTCTGCCACAGATTTTTACCCATTTTAATCTAAGTCCTCTAAGTCTTTAAAAAACTGCTCTCTATCGCTGACGCTGGTAACATTATAGCCTGACTCTTTCATTAGCTGCCATACTTCTGTAGAATATCCAAGACTTTTTCTTAGAACATCTTCTTTCTGTAAGCGATGCCAATCAAAGTCATAAACTTTTGTCATCGTGTTCTACCCATTTGGTGTTTGCCTCTGTTTGTTTTAACCGTGCCACTTCTTCTCGTAGTTCTTTAATAGTATTTTCTTGTTCTCTCACTCTAGCTTTAAGTTGTTTAACATGAGTGTTCAGAGTTTCCCAAGCTGACTGTAGTTTTTTTTCTGACACAGTATACTCCTTTTAGTTACGAGTGTCAACGTAAAAGATGTGGCTACCAACTTGGCCCAACACCATGAAGTCTTCGTCGGTTGACCAGTAGGGTGTGACGTAAGCCGCATGATAGTGAGTGGCACCACCCGTCTGACTGAGAACAGCACCCTGCAAAGCAAGCTCTGCTGCGCTGATTGACTCCTGATAGGCATCAACATTAGCTATAGTTTCTGGCTTACCATCACACCAATAAGAGAACTGGCATTTGTTTCGTATTGGTTTACCTTTCCATTTCTTTGCCTGATGTACAACATCACAGATATTGTCTGGATAACGATGCGACTCAACCCTTGTTAGGACAACATTGGCGACAGCAAGCTGTGCAACAAAAGGCTCAGACCGTGCCTCAAAGTATACTGCCTCTGCTAAACATGAAAGATTATCTGCTCTTGCTTGAGAAACAAAGACAGATAAGATAACAAAGAAAAGAAAGTTAAGAATAATAATTTTAAAATTATTCACTGAATCCTCTCAATCTTAATACCAAATGGGAAGCCACTCTGAAGCTCTCTTATTCCATGACACATGAGATATGCAGCAGCTTCTTCGTATGTTGGAAAAGTTTGTACCTTCTCTTCTTCTTCTGATATCATCGCATCAACACTATTAATATCACTTAATCCATCATCGTCTATTTGTGTTATGATATACCCCATTATCTTCCTTGTCCTCTATATTTTTTCCAGTTAAGTTTCTTGTGTTTGTTTTTGGGACGGGATAAATTTCCCGCCCCTATTGATGTACGCTTCTTGATCCGATGCAGTGTCGGGTCGTACTTGTTGTCTGTCTTCTTAGACATTCTCAAGTTCCTTCCA